CATCTAATGGATAAACTTAAATTTGATTTAAACGCGCCGACATATGATTTGTTTGATAAGATTACAATTAAGACTTTGCGCGAGGCATTAAATACTATCCTTGCCGATATTGGACGCTTGACTACCAAGTTTGAAGAATATGGCGATCTTGAAAAGTATGAGTGGGAAGACTTACGTGCTGATTTTCAAAACAGGGATGCTATTCAGAAAGCCATTGAATATTTTGAGCCAGTATCATGAAAACAGAAACGCGAATTAAAGTTCTGGCAAAGTGCTACGTTAAGGCACAGAAAAACAACAGTGATGATTCTACCCTTGAGGCGCTGAAAGAAGATATTCAGGCATTGCTTGATGAGGTAGAACGGAAAGACCCCGCGAAGTTTGATCGGCTTGTAATTGAAGTTTTTAAAGATATCGAAGGTTGGTGAAAAATGAGTGACTATGACGTATCAGAGTGGGCATTAGAAGCAGGACGTTTAGCAGGTGAAAATATTGTGCTGAAACGGCGCATCGAAAAACTGGAGGCTGAAGCTGTTGATCAGGAGAAGTACAGAACTCAGGATACGAAACGGATTCTTTTGCTCAGGTCACGCATCGAAGAACTGGAAAAAGAAAACTCTCAAGTATACACACAAGCACTGGGGTCAGAATTAGAAACAAAAATTACTGAACTCCAAGCCAAGCTGGATTCTTTTAAGAAATTGCCAAGCTGTGAATTTCATGATCGGCAATACCCCTATGCCAGCTTAGGTAAGTGGGTTCGAGTTGCAGATATTGAGTACACATGGGAGAAGTAATGAAGAAAAGTAAATGGAAGCACAAGCTAGTGTACGTAGAGTGGGCTGATGCTACCCAGCCTACTCCGCAGTGGGAGTTCTTCAGTGAGGTAGAGGCTGGAGATCCAATGCCGTGCAAGTCAGTCGGGTGGGTGCACACGTACAACAAGGAGATGCTGTTGCTGTACCCGTCCGTCGCTGGAATGGAAACGGAGTACCCTGCTGGTATGGGAGCGACGTCAATACCCAGTAGCGCAGTGCGTAGCATAGCAGAAATAGAGGTGGAAGTGTAAAGTTGTGTAAAGGTAGGGAACTTTTTGCAGTTTCTGTTGCCCTATATATAGGCATAGGCGGAACGCATAGCCTATGCAGTATTAGATATACGACGACTCTTAAGGAGTCGTATATACGTAACGTAGTATTTAATACTACATCTACTGGAGAACTAAATGTTTGAAGCTAAGGTGATGAACGCATTCATCGCTAATAGAAAAGACTACGACATGGTTCTCTCTCACCTAGATCGGGAGGCTCTGTCTCCATACGCTCAAGCTTTACTTGAAGCAATAGAAAACTACTACGAGAGCGATGCGTCTGCTGAACATGTAGACGTGGAGGTACTCAAGCTAGCACTAGATAGGCGCTTCAAGGACATCCCGCGTAACCAATCGAAGATGCACGACATGCTGACTGAGGTGCTGGCGATCAACACCTCGGCAGTCAACGTCATCAACGAGATCATAGAGCAGAAGCGTGCCCGTATAGGCACGCAGTTAGCCGATGCACTACTTGCACAGGACAAGGATTCGATAGAGCTATTCCTTCGGGAGTACTCAGAGCTTACGGATCTGTCTGTGCTAGAGACAGCGGGAGAAGAGTATCAAGGCCTGACGCTTGACGCTTTAGCTGAGCAGCTAGATGATGGCGGCGTGTGGAAGTTAGCACCGCTGGAGATAGGTAAGAGAATCAAAGGAGATTTACGGCCCGGACATGCCGTGATATTAGGAGCAAGGCCCGAGAGGGGGAAGACCCTGTTCGGCACTACGTTTAACGCAGGGTTCTTAGAGCAGGGCGCTACTGTCCTGTACATAGGTAACGAAGATCCCATGCCAGACCTAATCTTGCGACTGCTATCGCACCTGTCTGGGTTGACCGAGGAACAGATGTTCCAAAACCGTGAGCTTGCCATGAGCAGGGCAGTAGCTAAGGGCTACAATAACTGCGTCTTTGCTGGCTTAAGTCCCGGCACACTGTACGAGATCGAGGCTCTCGTACGCCGACATGATCCCGATATCTTGATAGTCGACCAGATGCGTAACATCAAGGCTAAGTCGGAGAACAATACGCAACGTCTGGAGCAGGTAGCACAGGAGCTGCGTAACATAGCACGTAGGCACGGCTGCGTTTCGATAGCGCTCACACAGGTAGGCGACAGCGGTCGCAACAAGCTAGACCTGAATGATGGCGACATTGACGGCAGCAACACGGGCATACCCGGAGCTTGTGACGTTATGATACTGATAGGCAGTAACGATGAGTACGAGATGCGCGACTTACGCAAGGTGAACTTCGCCAAGAACAAGCGAGGCGGAGATCACAGTAGCTTTGTCGTGTCTGTCAACCGTCAGCTATCGAGGGTGAGCAGCTATGGAGGCTAGCCGTTTACCTGCATTCCTAGAGAACCCTGATCCAAACGTGTACTTCTCCAGCAACTTCGTCACGCTTGACTTTGAGACTACCAATCTGGAGAAGGGAACGGCGCTGAACGAGGACAACCGTATCGTGCTTGCTGCGTGGAAGGATAGGCATGGACTGCACTGGCAACGTGGAGGTGAGCTAGAGCAGGCTGAGTTGGTGGCTGCGTGTAACGCTGCTGATTTCTTGGTGGCACACAACGTCAAGTTCGAATTGCAATGGCTAGAGAGGTGCGGGTACGACATAGGGTCACGCCCTGTGTGGTGTACCATGTCTGCTGAGTGGGTGCTAGCGGGTAACAGGAGGTGGAAACTAGACCTAGATTCTTGCTTGGACAGGCGCAACCTTGGATCTAAAGATCAGACCGTAAGTAAAATGATACACGCTGGTGTGTGTCCGTCTGACATACCGCCATCCATGCTGCTGCGCTATTGCAAGCGGGATGTTACTTCGACAGAGTCGCTGTTCATAGAGCAGCGTGACGTCGACATGCGGTACTCTAGGCTCATACCAGTGCAGTACACCCGCTGCATAGTGATACCGGCGCTTGCTGACATCGAGCGTAATGGATTGCATCTTGATGCCAACCGAGTAGAGGAAGTGTATGCGGCTACGCTTGCTGAGTATCAGCAGGTAGCTAACGAGATGGACGGTATGACTGGAGGTATCAACCCCCGTTCCCCTACACAGCTAGCGCACTTTATCTACGGAGACCTTGGGTTTACTGAGAAGAAGGATAGGAGCGGTAAGCCTATCCGTAACAAGCCAACCAAGCAGTTCCCTGACGGGCTGCCGATTACTAATGACGATACGCTGCGCTCACTGAAGGCTACTACGCCAGAGCAAAAGCGATTCCTCGCTCTGAAGAAGAGGCAGGCTAAGCTAGCATCGGCGCTAGACAAGAACCTATCTATGTTTCTTGGCGCGTGTCGAGAGCAGGAGGGTATGATCTACGGTGAGATAGCACAGGGACGTACGGTAACGCATCGACTAGCCAGCGCAGGTAGGCGCAAGTACTACAAAACGTTTGATGAGTTCAAGGGCTGTCAGTTCCAGAACCTGCCAAGAAAGTTCAAGCGTCTGTTCTCTCCTCGTAACAATGGGGATCTATTCCTAGAGGTAGACTACGGTCAGCTTGAGTTCGGTACTGCTGGGCACTGTGGAAGGGATAGTCTTATTGCACGAGAGGTTGCGACAGGGTATGATGTACATACCTATACGATGGAGGTAATCAATGCTGTCGACAAGAAAGGTATCGACCGTACGGGCGCGAAGCGCCACACGTTTAAGCCGCTGTTCGGAGGGCAGTCAGGCACCAAAGGAGAGAAGGCGTACTATAAAGCATTTGCCGAGAAGTACAAAGATCTTAAGCGTACTCAAGACGATTGGTGCATAGAGGTAGATGCAACCAAGAAGCTAGAGACTGAGTGGGGCATGGTATTCTACTGGCCTGAAGCTAGCACACGAGACGGGTGGTTGAATGTAAAGACTAATGTCTACAACTGTCCGATCCAGAGCCTAGCTACAGCAGAGATAGTGCCGATAGGACTAGCCTACACTTGGCATCGGACACGCACGATGAAAACGATCCTCGTCAACACGGTGCACGATTCAATCGAAGCCGAACTTCCACCAGAAGAGAGGGAACTTTTTAAAGAAGTGCTTGTCCAATCACTAACGCACGACGTATATAGATATCTAGATAGAGTATATCATCTGAAGTTTACGGTTAACCTGTCCGTTGGGATTACCGTAGGCCACCATTGGGGTGAACCGCTTGACGGTGAGGATGAGGTAAAGGTAATGATCGACACACCATATGGAGATTTAATATAATGAGTACAGTTAAAGGAATTTTAAAAGTTGCAAAGCAAACACCCGCTGGGTATTTCTCAATCAACGTAGACGATAAGTGGTACGGTACATTCAAGGACGATCACTCCGCCCTTGAGGGTAAGGCTATCGTATTCGAGGCGTCGCAGAAGGGTGAGTGGTGGAACGCGAACAAGGTACGCATTGACCCAGACGCAGCACAGCCAGCGGCACCAGCCGCAGGCAGGCCGCAGTCGCACGATGAGAGGCAGGCTAGTATTGTATTGCAGTCCAGCTATAAGACAGCGGCGGAACTTCTGTCCTCGCTTGTGATTGCTGACAAGCTCACGCTTGGCGCTAAGAAAGACACGCTCGATATTACGCTCGGCGTTCTTGATGAGATGGCGCTGCATATCTACAGCCGGTGCAGCAATCCGCTTCCTTACTTAGCGGGAGTAGCTGGCTCACCGGATCAGGGTAATCCAGACCCAGAAGCAGACGGCTACAGCACGGTCAATGCGTAGCCTAGTCGCTAAGAAGATCCGCCAGTACATCCGTAGGACATACGGATTTCTGGCAGACGAAGTAAGGTACACGACTGACGTATACGGCGGACGAGTGGTGTCCGCCGATACCAAGAGAGGGCTGTACCTACATATGAAGAAGGAATTTAAAAGGAGAAAGCAGAATGGCTAAAGGAAATCTGATTGGTAACGCTAGGGTATGGGATGAGAATAGGATAGACGCGCGCGCTAATGTGAAACTTCCCAGCTACATGCAAGCAGATAAGGACTACTTGGATGGGCTTAACTTTGAAGACGAGCTTGCCGGTGGAAACGAAGACTTTTACATCAAGGTAATTGCAATTGTGTCTGATGGCGGCAACATGTTGCCTATGTACGGAGTCTTCAATCGTACCACAGGGGTGCGCGAGTCTGAGACTCGTCAGTACGCTGCCGCTAAGACGTGGGTAGATGTGCTGAGCAAGGTAGCACGTGGCGAAGACCCTGAACTATCGGACGACCTACCGTCTACTGAGGTAGTTTCGAATCTGCACTAGGAGATAGCGATGACAGACCGTAGAGTTCTAGTCGACGGTGATATCGTGGTGTACCGCTGCGGTTTCGCAGCAGAACACACTGTGTATACTCTAACGTCTCCCGATGGCGTACACATAATCGGAATCTTTAACAAGGCCGCAGACTACAAGGCGTACGTTAAAGAGAAAGGCATGGACGTAGCTGACTTCGTAGTAGAGACAGAGAAAGTTATTGAACCTCTGTCGCATGCGCTGGCTAATGTTAAGAGCGTTATGTCTCGTATAGCTGATGAAGGGAATCAGGTTATCGTATTCCTCAGCCAAGGAGACTGCTTCCGCAGCAAGCTAGCTACGCTAGCAGTATATAAGGGCAATCGTAAGGATGCCCCTAGGCCTGTACACTACGCTGATATACGCAAGTACTTGGTAGATCATTATGATACTCGCATTGTCAATGAGCTGGAGGCGGATGACGCGCTGGCGCTGTGTCAAGACGGTATGCGTACTGTGATAGCCAGCATTGATAAGGACTTGCTTCAGGTGCCGGGGCTACACTACAACTGGGTAAAGGACGAGAGGGTATTAATTACCCCAGAGGTAGCTCAGAAGAAGCTGTACATGCAGGTACTGACTGGCGATGCGACCGATAACATACCCGGCATACGAGGGATAGGCCCAGCAAAGGCACGTGCGCTTATAGACAAGTGTACAACTGAAGAGGAGATGTTAACGGTATGTTACAATGAGTGGGAGAAGTACCTTAAGGAGTACATGGCGTACGACCCTGAGCTTAACTGCTACGAGTATGTAGATGTGCAGACAGGAGAACCTAGGCGTGAGAGTGCAATCAACATAGTTGATGAGATCATACGCCTGTTAACAGTAGGAGGACACGATGCGAAAGTCGCGGCAGTCGAAAGCAGAGAGGAAGTACTACTCTCCAGCCGACCGAAAGAAGTTTAAGAAGCAGCATGGCTATTCGCCAACACCACCAGAACCGTTCCGCTCATGGCTGGAAGCAGATGTGGCTAATCAACTAGACACGAGCAAGGTGTCGTTTGCATACGAGACTAGGATCGTACACTACGTTATCCCAGCTCAGACGCATACGTATAGACCTGACTTCAACCTACCTAACGGTATCATAGTGGAGACAAAGGGGCGCTGGACTAGCGCCGATAGGAAGAAGATGGGATTTGTTCTGGAGCAGAACCCTGAGCTAGATATACGCATGCTCTTTGCTCTGGATAACAAGCTCTCGTCAAACAGTAATACGAAGTACTCTGATTGGTGTGACAAGCGTGGGATCAAGTACGCTATCGGAACAGAGATACCCGCCACTTGGATGAAGGAGGCTAAGAAGAATCATGGAAAGTAAAGAGATGGAACCCGGAGTGATGCGAACCATCTCCGGTAGGTACGTAGACCTGAAGAACTTTAGGGATGACGCGATTCACATTGATGACATAGCGTGGGGCCTTGGCCGCATCCTGCGTTACAACGGGCATATCAGGGAGGACTACACAGTAGCCCACCATAGCATCATAATGTCCTACGTTGTGCCGCAGTCCCTAGCTCTTGAGGCGCTGCTTCACGATGCGATGGAAGCGTACATGGGCGATATGATTAAGCCCGTTAAGGATCTTCTACCGGAGGTAGAGCGCTTTGAGAACATGCTGCTACTGCGTATCATGGATAGGTTTCATGTTAACGTGGCTGTACAGGGCTTTGAACCTCCCGTGTACGCCAAGGCTACAGCAATAGCCAAGGCTGACGTCGAGCTGCGTGAGCATGAGTGCATCTCTATGTCTAGGCCGGGCACTTGGCACCAGCACATCGAAGATGCGTGGCTGAAGTCTGTTGAGAATCACGGTGACTGGTGGTGGGCACCGCAGTACGCGTTCTTGCAGAGGTTTGACATGCTGGCAGGCACGTCACACTTCGAGGAGGATGGCAATCCGACCCGCGCTCTTCAATCGCTGTGGTTCCCCGAGGATCAGGAGGTAGTATTAAATACTACCGATGAGGCGAAATTAAGTACTACCGATGAGGCGAAATTAAATACTACCGAGGAGGCGAAGGATGTCTAGTAGTTTTGTAATCGGCATCTGCGGAAAGGCTAGGGCAGGTAAGGATACCCTAGCGGATCTCATCATTTCCGAGGTATCGTCAACCAGACAGCAGCACAACACGCCCATCACCAAGGCATCTATGGCAGCGCCACTTAAGAAGGTAGTGGGTAGCATCCTGTCTCTGTGGGTAGATGATCCGCAGAATGGTCTGGATGGATCGGCAGTAGTCAGGCGCATGCTGGATGGAGATTTGAAAGAGGCTCCCTTGCAGGAGCTTGGAGGCCAGTCCCCTCGCCAGATGTTACAAACTCTGGGCACCGATTGGGGACGCAAGATGGTATGCGACGACCTATGGATCAAGGTAATGGAGGGCCGGATTAAACAGCTTGGCTACATGGCCGACCTTCTGCATGCCCAGCACCATATAGTCGTAATACCAGATATACGTTTTGATAACGAGGCAAGGCTGTGCGATGTCCTTATACACATCGACCGTCTTGGAACACAGGAGGTTGCTGACCATGAATCGGAGGCTGGTATAGCGCCACATCTTATAACCCGAACCGTGCACAACTGGGGGACGACGGACAAACTAGCGGTGCTGGCTAAAGAAATAGTCACGGAGGAAATTTATGGCCGCTTCTATCAGTAAGGAGGTGCCAACAAAAGACCTAAACTTTTTACTTCACACGATCCAGACGGTTGATGCGGAGTTGGAACAGCTAGAGATCACAGAGGACTGGTACTCCTCGGATTCACGAGACCTGCTTGAGTCGGCTAAGGAAATCCTTAGAGGCATTCTAGGAATAGAGGAGATCAACTACGATGAAGATGGCGAAGAGATATACCCAGCATCTGCTGAACTATACTTCGACTAAGAAAGAGAGGCGCGCAGTCGAAGCGCGCCTTAGATACCCGAGCAATACGAGGGCAGCTGAGTCTATAGGAATGCCAAGACGTACGTTTGATAGAGCCATTAACAGAGTATTGAAGAGAGCCGCTCTAGCCGAGGGCGCGCAAGGCGGACAGCCCATGATTCTCGTCATGGATATCGAGACCGCTCCTATTAAGGCCTACATGTGGTCGCTGTGGCAGCAGGGCGTCTCTCTCAATGCAGTGGTTAACAATAGCTATGTGCTATCGTGGTCAGCTAAGTGGCTGGGTACTCAGGAAGTATACGCGGATGCGCTGTACTACAACCCTGACTATCGTGCCGGAACTGAGGATGACTCTCGCATGCTATTGGGCATATGGAATCTACTCAACGATGCGGATATGGTTGTTGCTCACAACGGAGATCGCTTCGACATCAAGAGACTTAATACGCGGTTCTTGCTGGCAGGGTTGCCACCACCAGATCCCTACAAGTCTATTGATACGCTGAAGATCGCTAAGCGCGCCTTTGCTTTCGATTCGAATAAGCTAGAGCATCTTCTCAGTACGTGCTTAGGTACGCACAAAGACGATGTAGGTGGATTCGAAACGTGGGTCGGGTGTCTGAACGGAGATCGAGCAAGTTGGGAGAGGATGATTGAGTACAACAAACAGGACGTCATCAAGTTGGAGGAGCTGTACCTACACATCAGAGCGTGGGACAAGTTTCATCCATCAACTGCAACGTGGGGCGGAGCTGCTGAAGTACCCGTGTGTACTAAATGCGGGAGCAAGGAAGTTCACCCCACCGGAAAATCTTATGCAACAGGAAGTGGTGTGTATGCGGTGTGGCGCTGTGATTCCTGTGGAGGAACTATGCGAAGCAGAAAGACCCTTCTCACCACCAAGCAAAGGGACGCACTTCTGGTCAATGTTGGGTAAGCGCATATGGTTGAGCAAAGGTTTGTGGATAAAATCGCGGCGCGATACATAGAGCTATATCGCGTGCTTGGGCACGCCCCAGCGATCGAGTATGCAGATAGGATGTTAGGTGAAGACGCGACTCTCCATGAGCGCGTCCGCATAGCAGCAGAGAAGATGCTACAGGAGGGCAAAGATGGTAAAGCAAGTTAAGCAGGATATCCTACTCGACAGCTTTGTAGACGAGTGTCGAGAGGAGTGGAATCCAAACCAGTACGACGACTGGCCTGAGCCTCAGCGAGGCGTTATGAAGGCTGTGGCTGAAACGTTCTACAACATGACTACGGATGAGTACCGAGAGGTCTTGTTGCATACCAGTAAGAAATAATGCACGGATCTAGGATGACGCCAGCTAAGGGCAGAGAGCTGTTCGCTGAAGCAGAGCTGCCGGATACTGTCGTCGAGTACGATCCTGTACTACACTTCGAGGAGATGCGCTACCTAGCAACTGGATTGATAGGAGCGCTGATCTCTCTTTCTAGCATCGAGAGCATCAGCGGCCCCGAGCTTGGTAGCAGGATACCACTCGTAGTCCTAGGCATACAAGGAGACTGGCTACGGATATTTGTAGATCCAAAGGTTAGAAAAAAGAAAGGCGGCCACAGAGATGTGACCGCCTATAGCCTGTCTAATAAAAGGATTCGATTCTATACCCGCGATCACATGTTCGCGCCTTGGCGCAGGATAGTCGAGGAGTTAGATCGTCACGTAGAGTTAATCGAAGCCTGTAAGCAGTAGTAACTTGGGGGGCGTGGGGCTAGAACTTAGCCTTGCGCCCTCCCTTTCCTCCATAGCGATACCCGCCACCACCGCTTACCGGTTGGTACGGAGTTCCGCCACCAGTTGGCGGCGCTGCCGGAGCCTTACTAGGCCCGGTTCTCCATTCATTTACCCAATCATACAGCGTACGCTTAGCCTCCACTAAGCCTCCGGGTGCCTTTCCCATTGCGTATACAGGATCAAGCCGATCCTTATATGCTTTCAGGAACGCCGCTTGCGCGCCCTTATCCCCCTTGAACAGATTGCTTAGGGTGTTAGTAAACCAATCAGCGACTCCAACCTCGGGGCTAGTAGGCGCGCCCGGGTTAGACTGCCCAGCTCCAACCTGCGTCGGCACAGGAGTAGGCTCTTGCGGCGGAGGCGTCGGCCCTCCGGGCTGCCCCCCCTGCATAAGATAGCGCGTGTAGTCGACAGGCTTAGATAGAAACTCCTGTAGCTTCTGATCGAACTGCATCTGTGGAATTGGTGCGGTCATAACTATCTCCTAATCTCATACGGA